TGTTATAAAATGCTTTTGGTTGTTGCTTTTGGTTGTACATGTGCTTTCTATCTTTTAATACTATTAGTAGCACTAATGAGGCAAATAGTAGCAGTACTATAAAAAAAAGTAGTAGCATAAAATAGAGTAATTGTTCCATTGTGTTGGGTGTTTATTGGTTAAAAAAAATTGTCATTAAACATATTAAGTAATTCCTGCTCTAACAGCTCATTTTTAAAAAAATAGCTTTTGTATTGGTAATAATTAATGTGGGTACATTCTTTATTATACTGCTCATCATCTTGCAGCCATTTTAAACGCCACCACATCCAATACTTGTTATTGGGTTCGCCTATTTGAGGAGGTGTAGTAAGCAACATATAGTATATGCGTTTCTCATTTTTTACACCAAACAGGCTTGCAAACCATTCAGCAAAGTAGCAACCGTACTCAAACATTAAATTTGCCTGTTCTTGTACACCCATACCTGTATTTTTCTGAATACGTTTTTGTGTTTTGTTAAATGCAGCTGCATCGTTTGCTGTTCTGTTTATTATTATTGGAGCATTCATATATTTAGTTTATTGAGTGAACAATGTTTTACGTCCTATTTTTACCATTGGTTTTATCCAACGCAGGTCTTTCATTACTTGCAGGCTAACTTGGTTGCCATTTTCTTTTACCAATATTCTTTGTGGCTTGTGTTTTTCAAAAGCCAACTTTATTCTTTGCTCATCTTCAAAGCCGTTTGCCTTACATATTTTACTTACCTCATTAAGTGTTGCACCACGCAGCTTTATAAATTTTCTACCAAAACGGCTGTATATTTCATCAAACCCTTTTTTTGCATAGCGTACACCACGCAGTACATCTTTTTCCAAGTCTTCGGGTCCTGCCCAAACCACGCCTAAAAAATCTTCACACTCGTTGTATAGGGGTATCATTACACGTTTGGCAGCATCTTTTAATTTGTTGGCTTCATCTAAAATCAACAATGGTTTGCCAGTGCTTCGTTGCTGAAAAAAGTCAATCACATAATCCAACAACTGTTCTTTTTTATGCATTCCTTTGCTGGTGTTGATGCCAAGCGTACTGCACAATTTCCCTAAAAACTCTATGGCACCCCATTCTCTGCAACGCATGCAATAAACCTCTGCATTATGATACTTTTGTGCTACATGTTCTAAGCCTTTTGATTTGCCCATACCTGCATTGTCGCTTAAGGGCAGGAATAAGCTATTTTCTTTAGCATCTATACAAATGGTTTCAATGCTTTTTAAATCTCTTGTTTCTACAGTAACCCAACCTTGCATTTTATGCAACTGTGGCTTCCAGCCTAATTTCATTCCTATGGTTATCCAGGCATCATCGCCTTTGGTTACATATTTATTTTTAAGCATTAAGCTTATAATACTTTCGCTTACTCCGCAAAAACTTGCTACTGCACTTGCGGTTTTGAGTGATAAAACTTTTTGTTTTATCAGTTCAATGATTGTTTGTTTGTGTTCTTGTGTTAATTTTGTCATGTTGTTAATGTTTTATTTTTCAACTTTTAAATAGGCAGCCGTGCAGGGCTGCTTGTTTGTTTATTAAAGGGTTTATGGTAGCAGCGTTAGTAAAATATTGTAAATGATTAACCTGTTTTTCGTAGGCGTTATATTTAGCTGAAGGCAAATTTCTTTTGCTAATGCCCATAGTGCATTATTGCTTGCATCATCGTTTAAAACATCTTCAATCATTTCACGAATACTGTCTATTTTTTCGGATGTTCGTGGTTCGTTAATGGCTTTAAACAATGTGTTCATTGTTTGCTGCGAAACCTGTTGTTGTAGCATAGTTGGTTTGTTTTAAGGTTATGAATATTGATTTCTTATGTCATCGCCTGCATCATCGCTGCCACCTGTTAATAGTGTTATGGTAGCATTTGCAACGGCTGTTTCGTACTCTGTTTTATTTACGCCACCTTGACTTAAAATGCTCATACTATCAAAGCCAACGGCTTTTTTATATTCTAACTCTTGGTTGCGGAAATCTGCTAATTCTCTAATGATTGCCTGTTGTTTATCAAAATGCTCAAAGGCATTAGGACCGTAAGGCACTATATCGGGTATTTCCTCAGCAAAGCCTAAGTGTTTTTTTACAGGCTTATCGCTTACCTCGTACAGTTGTATGTTGCTCATATCTTCTAACAGGTAAACTGCTAATACTTCTTTGTAAGTATTTACCACATCGTAGTTGCTGCACCTGTACTTGAATTTTACATTGTTTACATCAAATTGTATTAAGCCGCCATTGCGTATTTGCAGTTTCTTTTTAAGCCCAAACAAATAGGTAAATTGATAAGGATCTATATTTATAACATTTGGCTTTTCGCTTTGTTCATGCAGTTCGGCAGGTGTTTGTTCAATGGTTTTGTATTTTCGGCTGTAGTGGCTTAATTTGGTGTGGCGGTAGTTTTCAATTATGGTGTCTGCTTCGTTACAGGCAGTATCCCAACTCCAACCTTCTTTATTTGCCTCTTTGCGTAGTTGCAATAAATATTCTTTGCTGCGGTGTGCAAATGCTCGGCGGCTTTGTATGCCTTCGCCATAGAAGTATTTACTTTCCTGCATAAACACTGTTTGCAATGTGCCAAACCAGCGTTCCAATTTTGCTTTGCCCTGTGCTAAGTGTGTAAAAGTAATTTTTACATCTTTGTTTATTAAGTACTCTGCAAAGGCTGTAAATTCGGGTGTGTTATGACCAGGAAATTTATCAAACACAATTTCGTAGGGTAAATAGCCTGCTGTTTCAACAGCCATTTTTAAAGCCTGTATATACGTCCAGCGGTTTTCTGCAAGGTTGTAACAATGTCCCAAAATATCGCCACTGTGTACATCACGTACAGCAACAACAGTTAAAAATTGTTCTTTATTTAATTTGCGTTCATTACCCTGCTCATCGGTAATGGTAACTTTTTGTTTAAAGTTGATGATGTTTACACGGCTACCATCAACCTGCCAACAATCGCCTGCGTATAGGGCATTGGCAAATGGGGTGTACATTCTATATGCCTGCCCATGTTTGCCATTAGCACCAAAGCGGTTACCTGCTGCCAAAAACTGCATATTTGCTTCCTCCATTTGTGTACCAATCCACCTATCGCTTGGTAAGGGTTTTTGGTAAACGCCACATAAAAATTTTACTTTGCGTATAATATGGGCGTTGGTAAAGTTTTGCCCCATTTCACGTAGGTTAAGTATCCAGCTTTTTATTTCTTCATCGCCATCATGTTGCATGGCATTGTTGTTGGCTGCACGTTTTAGTTTTACTAATTCATGCACAGGTGTTCCATGAAGTAAAGCCTCTGTGAGTTGTTGCAAGTTCCTATAATGGTTCGGTAAATAGCCTGCTTCTGTTTGGGCAATAAGTTCTGCCAATGTTTTGTATAGATGCTGAGGTACAGTTTTACCTTTGTATTGTTGTTGTATATATGCTGCCGATGCTTCCAAGAATGCAGCAGCTTTAGCCAGGCGTTCCTGTTGTTGTTTGGTGTATTGGGCATAATAGTGAAAGTATTTTTTGTAATTGTTTAAAAATGGGTTTAAAAAGGCTTTAATGGTATTTTCAAGGCTGTTTTCTTTGGCTTGTTCTTTTAGCTCCAACAGTTGTTGGCGTGTTGGAAGTTGCGAAAAATAGCAGTTAGGCTCTTTATTGGGAATGCTGTTGTACTCGTAATAAAAAGTACCATGCTGTTTACCCCAACGCCATGCTTTGCCTGTATGTGGCAGAAAATCTTTTTTGCGAAAACAGGGTTGTACCGATTGCTTATACTTAGGTCTTACTTTTACACGCAAGTACTTGGCTGTAAGCGTAGGCAATAAGCTGCACAAATACGCTTCGCTAAGCCATAAGCTTGGCAATTCGTTTTCTTGGCGGCGTGTGATAATATCGTGTTGGTTAATGGTAGGCATAGCAATGATTATTTTATGCTAATATTTTTTGTAGTTCTTTGTATTTTGCTTTAAAAGCTTTTCTAATGGCATCGGATTTACCATAGTCGTATTTTGGATTAATAACAACTAACCGAACAAATTGAACGGAGCAATTAAATTGCTTGGCTATTATCTTTATCGTTTCGGCTCTTTTGTTATCTCTTAACTTTCTCATACCTTTATTAATTATTTGGGTTATTTCGTAATTAGAAAGCAATATTAGAAGATAATTATCAACTATGCAAATTTTTTGAAGAAAATTTTCATCTTTTATGGATAATATATTAAAAAGAATTAATAAAATGGCTGAAAATGAAGGACTTGGATTAACTTCATTAGAAAGTAAAATAGGTGCCAGCAAAGGTGTTTTATCAAGGGCTTTTGCAAAAAATACAGACATTCAGGCAAAATGGATCAGTAAAATTGTTGAAAATTATCCCCGATATAATTCAGAATGGTTGCTTACAGGCAAAGAGCCAATGATAAAGGGACAAGCCATAAAAAGAGTTGATAATATTATTGGAATACCTTTAGTATCTCAAGAAGTTGCAGCAGGTTTTGGTAATGAAAATTTTTCTATTAAAGAAGAAGATATACAGGCTTGTTATGTTGTACCCGATTTTAACGGCATTGATTTTATGATAAGGGTAAAGGGTAGTAGTATGTACCCTAAATACAGTAGTGGCGATGTTATTGCCTGCCGTATTCTTAAAGAAAGAAATTTTATACAATGGAATAAAACCTATGTAGTAGCTACCAAAGAGCAAGGAATGATTTGTAAGCGTTTATTGCCTTCAAAAAAGAAAGATAATATACAAGTTGTTAGCGATAATAAAGATTATCCGCCCTTTGATATTCCTGAAAAAGAAATTACAGGTATAGCGTTAATTGTAGGTGTTATACGACTTGAATAAAAGATTACAATAATCAGTAGAACTTTGAAAGCCGCTCACAATTTTTTCACCAATTTTTTATTGACAATTTCCACTTCCAAATCATCACCTATTAAAAGAGTGTCGGTTATTATATCGTAACTTTCGCAGGTGTAGGTAAGCACTTTGTAACAGGCTGCACCTGTATCAATAGTAGTATCTGCACTGCGTACAAGTGTTGAAGTTGCAGTAGTGGTTAATAAATCTAACAGGCGTTGTACTATTTTGTAATAGCCTGCCTGTTTTAAGGCTTCGTCTTTATTGGTAAAATATTGTGCTGTATTCATAGGCTCATCGTGCAGCAAATGAAAATCAATAGTGGTACTACCTACATAGCGTTTTCCTTCTCTTCGCCATGTAGTACGGTGTGCCATAAAAATAGCAGGTGTAGGGTAATACTCAAACTGCTGTGGGTTGGTGGTTTGCCCTCTAAACCTATCTATTGTTCTTATTGGTTGGTAGCCAAGCTCTGCAATGGCATCGTTGTTGTTATTTACAAGTTCGGCAAGTGCCGTTAATAATAGCTCTTCCATAAATTATATTTTAGTAGATGATGCGTTTTTAATAGTATCTACCATAACCTTAGTTATGCTTGTGGTAATGGCTCTGTCTAAAACTGTGCTGTTGCCCATAAACTGCCTTTGTGGTAGGTTTTGGCTTATTTTTCTTTGATAGGCTTTTACATGCACTGTGCCTGTTTGTACCTTAACTGTTTTGGTTTTTTCTTTTCTTGATTTTACACTATAAATGCCTGTGCCTATTTTTTGCTTACCCCAACGGCGGCGGTCGTGTGCTTTTACCTGTTGTGTTACATCTCCTTTAAAACCCTCGTTATGTGCTTTGGCATAAGGTGCAGAAATTCGTGTTGTGCCTACAATAGCATAATCGGTATTAACTGTTAGCTTTTGTATATCACGAATTAAAGTGCCTGTGTCAACTAATACTGCTCTTCCACTTTTTTTATCACGCCCACGTGTTTGCCAAACTTTGTTACTGCGTGGTGCAAATGTGTTGTTGTTAATGTCTATACCAAGCCTTATTCTATCTTTAAAAAAGTTTACAGCAGTGGTAGCAGCATAGCCTGACAGCTTGGGGTATAAAGTTGCCAGTGCATCGGTAATACGTGTAAACTCTTGTGTTTCTTTTAAATTCATAGTTGCTAATTATAACTACGTCCTAAATTTACCAATGCTCTTGTAAGCATGGCTTCAAACCAACGTTCTAATTCTGCTTTACCCATGCCTGCTACTTCTGTTGAAGAGGATACAAAATTGCCGTCCACAACCGAGAGCTTGTTAATGTTAATTGTTTTGGTGGTACTTTGCCCGTTCATGCCGTTTTCTTTTTCTTGCTTGTCTTTACGCTTTTTATTTTCAGCATCTAAAACAGCTTGTACCTGTGCATTTGGTTTCATAAGGTTATCTTGCTTCTCAGGTGTATTGGCTTCTTTTTTAGCTTCTGCCGCCGCATTTGCTGTACTTTCTGCCATGCTTTGGTTGTAAGCTTCATTAAACTTCTTTTTAACGCCGCCATTTATTATTTCTGTAACGGCTGTTGCACTTTGTGTCATGCCTTCTTTAATTAAACCAATGTCTAAAGTAAAAGCACCTGCAATGGTTTTTCCCAACCCAATAAATACATCTGCCACCAAATTAGCAACAGCCATTAAACCCGATAATACGGCTCTAAATTTTTCACTTTTATTATACGCCACTACCAATGCCCCAACTAAAGCCCCAATAAGTATTACAATAGTACCTATACCACTTGCTGCCCAGGCTGCGTTCCAAGCCCATTGTGCCGCAGCAGCTATACCTGTAATTGCTGCCCATGCTCCTGTTGCTATTGCAGCGGCATTAGTTACTAAAGTATAAGCACCCCATGCTGCTGCTGCACCTAATATAGCACCTCCAAAAATCATTAAATTGTCTTTGTTTTCTATTATCCATGAACCTAAGGGACCAAGAACACTGTTAACAATATCGCCAAGTTTTCTCCATCCTTCATTAATCATATTACTAATTTGTACCCAGCTATCCATTGGGGTTTTAGCAGCTTCAAATTGGTTGTCTAATTCTCCTTTTGAATTAGCAACACCATCAATACTGTCTTTGAGTTTATCTGTGTCTTTTGTAAGTACTGCAAATGCACTGGCACTTTCCATATCTAACCCTAACGAGTTTAGTACTGTGGATTTTTGTTCGTCCGTAAGCCCTGTTAAAGCTGTTTGTAGTTGACCAACAATATCCAGCATTGGTTTCATTTTACCTGCATTGTCGTAAAAGTTTACGCCAATCTTTTTAAAGTTTTCTGCCTTATTTGGGTCGGCTAATGTTTTAAATGCGTTTTCAAGCCCTGTTGCAGCTTGCTCGCTTTTTAAACCCATTGCAGTTAGGTAGGCAAATGCCCCACCTACATCATCTAATGCTACACCTGCATTATTTGCAGCAGGTATTATTTTAGGTAAATAGTTGGCTATATCTTTAAATTCTGCATTTCCTTTGTTTTTAATCATTGCCATTTTATCTAAAATAATATTGCTATCTTTTATACCACTACTATTCATAACGCCAGCGGTGGCTTTTGCAACAGTTTCAGTATCTGTACCAGTTGCTTTGCTTGCTTTTAATAGTGTAGGAACGCTTTTTAACGAAGTATCTCTGTCCAAACCGCTACTTAACATTACATCGTAAGCCTGTGTTACATTTTGGTGTGCATTTTCTAATGTACTGCCAGCAGCATACTTACCTAATTCTGCCTTTGTTTTTTTTAGTTGTTCAGGTTTTTCTTGTGCTGTTGTATTTGCTTTAGCAAGTTGTTTGTCAAAATCCGATGCCATTGCACTGGCTTTGCTAAAGGCAGCCCCCAATGCTACAATTCCAGCAGCCATTAGTATGTATGGGTTGGTGGCAAGCTCTATGGCTCTGCCAAGTCCAGCAAACTCTTGCTTCATTGCACTTATGGCTTGTACATGGCTTTCTTTTAAAGATTTTAGTTTATCTTTAAAACCCTGAACTGTTTCGTTCAGGTATTTTTTTGCACTGTCTAAACCTGTTTTAAGTCTGTTTTTCATTTCTAAATAAACAGTAACTCTTGCTGCTCCATCCATAATTAAAAAAGTTTTTGTATGTTTGCTGCTGCAACAATGCAACTGTGTTGATTGTTGCAGCTAATTAGTTAAAACGTAAATAGTCCTGTAAATCCATACCATGTATGAGATGTATCTGGCGAAATAGACAGGGGATTGTTTACGTTTTTTTGTGTATTAAATATCCAACACGCTTGTCTTTATCTTTACTAAATTGATGCCATGTATTTATTGCCAAGCCATCACTTCCTGCCCTTGTGTTTACCAATAATCCTCTGTTACTTCCATCATCTAACTTATAGTATTTTATATAATTTGTTTGAAATGAACTTCCACCATACTTGAAAAAGTAAACTTCATCTGGGTCATTGATAATATCGTTTATGTGAGGAAATAATTGGTGTCTATTATCACTTGTAATATAATCGCCAGAAGTGTGTTTGTCAAAAATTGCTTCACTTAAATATAACTGCCTGCCCAAATAATCTTGAAAACCCATATTACTATGTTTATCTTTTTTAAAAAGCTGCTTTACACTTTTGTCATCAATGGAAGTATTAATTTTTAAATAGGGTAGTTCTTTCATATCTTTCATTGACGGCAACCCGTATTTGTCAAACGTAAGTTTGTTTATCTCTTTATTAAATTCAGCTTCCAAACCGCTTTCTTTGTAATACATTTCATTGGCAGTAAATACTTGTTCTATTTCGCCTCTGTTTAATTTCCATTTATCATTTACAGGCTTGCCTGTTGTACTTTCAATAATGCTAAAGGCTTCGGCACTTGTTGTTATTTTATTGGGTTTGCCTAAATATTGTACCATTTCGCAGCGGCAGCCCCAATCTTTGGGGGGCCAAATTGGTAATCCACCTTTTTCGTTCAATTCAAAAATTTTACCTTCTAACACTTGGTGGCTCTGCCTTACATGGCTATCGTTTACTGTACGCCATTGTACATAATTTGTAACGCTGGTTGCTTCACGTTTAAACTGATGATACCTGCTTGCATTTTGCCCTACAGCCATTGCATGGTTATATTCACTACGCAACCAATTAACATCGGGGTTGGCTAAATACTGTTTTGCCTTGTCTTTAAAATCTTCGTAGCTGCGTATATTGTTTTGCTCTTTATTAATCAACAGGCGGTTTAAGGCAAAAACGTTGGCTTTTTCTTTTAGCCTGCTAAATTCAAACAGGTTGTACTCCATGTATGCCAAACAATGCACATCGGGGCTGTTGTAAGGTATTGTTTCTCTGTTGCTCCAACCCTCGTTTAAGCCACTCAATAGTTTTCTATAAGAAGCAATGCTTTTTAAAACTTCATTTATTAATGTTGGTTTGTTTTGCCATACATCATTAATTAAAGCATCGCTTAGTTCACTTAGCAAATCATCTGTCCAGTCGGCTGTTGGTGTATTGTGGTTATGGTTGCAAGAGCCTGTATAGTTTGGCAGCGTAATGCCATAAGCTCCTAAAGCTGCTGCCCATGCTTTAGGAGCTTCATTAAAATTTAAAGAAGCATTACCGCCACCAAAAGCAGGGTTTATTTTTTTGCCAGTTATGGGTACCTGGAATGTTTTTTTAAGCCACTCTTCGTCCACTTCATGGGTTTGTAAAATGCCCTGCACTATTTCCCAGTGTTCTTTTAGTGTTAGCTCCTGCGACCTGTCAAATTCAAATCGGTCGTTTTCGGAAAAAACACCCATTAAAGGCAATAACTGGTCGTTCACGAAAAACTCTAAAAAACGTTTATCGCTTTCTGCTACTTTATCATCAAAGTTGCTTTGATGTACTTCACTTTGGCTGCGGCTGCTACCATTATCGGTTATCATTGTACCTCCTAAAATGCGTTTGCTTATTTGCTCATCGCATGTTTGAACTAAGGTTCTAAACATTTTTTCGGGGTCAACTTTTTCGGCATTTGCCATTACTTCTATCTTAGTACCTTCGGGCAGTACAGCAGTTAAACTTTCGCCTATTGATGAAAGCATATTTTGTATATCGCTAATGCTTTTGTCATCACGCCTTGTGGTTGTAGCTATTAATGGTGGTATGCCATAACGTTCTGCTGCCTCTGCCCAACTCATCATTGCATTCATTTTCCAAAGGATTAAAGGTACTATGTCGTTCAGATAGCCAAAAAGGTAATTATCCTTTACATTGATAACGCCTGCAAAAGCATCATCGTTAATGCTTACACCAATATTACCCTGTACTGATTGGCGAATGAAATTTTTTTGTGGTACAAAGTTTCTGCGTGGCACATAAAAGAACTCCATTGTTTCGGAGCTGATTAATTGAGCTACAGTATAAGCTCTTGCTCTACTCATTAATACTTCGCTGCATAGTGTGTAAAACCATTGTTTTTTCAGCAGCAAGGTTTTTTCGGATTGCTCTTGACCGCTTGTTGCATCAATTACATAAAATGGCGTACTTAAAGTAGCCATGTGGCGTAACTCTATTAAGCTATGTGTGTGAGCATCTACCAAAACGTAATCGTATAGGTCTTGCAATAAATGCCACTGTGGGTTTGTAGGGTCATCTGCCAATGCATAAGCATCCCTCCATTCTTTGTTGTCTTTGGCATTTTTGTCCTTGTATTCCTGTACAATTTGTACATGGGAGACATTAGCAGACTTACGCTTGTTAGGTATGTCTTTTGCAGAAATGCGAAATCTGCCCATTAGCGGCAATTTGGCAACCCACTCGGGTACTTTTATTAGTTGCATAGTTATAAACGATTTTAAAGGAGATTAAAGGCAGTTTAAAGATGGTTTTACCATTTGTGTCGTTTCGGTTTTCGGCTTGTTATCAAAATTTCGCCAATTTGCCCTGTATCATCTTCCCAAAGTGGTAAAGTTGTAGCTATATCGCCACGTCCTGCATCTTTCAACCAACTTATAGCATCATCATAGGCAACTTTTCTGTGTTCAGGCAAATCTTTTACACCTGTTTGTTGGTATAAATCAAACAGAGCTAAAGCCAATACTATTTTTACAATGTGCAGGTTTCGGGTTTCAGACAAAGCATTAGCAGGCATTGGTGTAAATATTTTATTACAGTCGTATCTGCCTCCTAAGTATTCTTTTATGGTGGCAATGGCTGTATCTTCTGCTCTTACTTGTGCAGTAGAAGCTACAGTGGTAGTACCTGTAAGTAGATGTTTTATTTCTGCTTTAATATTGCCTGCGTAGTCTGTTTCTTTTATAAATCGTGGCATGGTATTTAAGTTTAAACATTAAATGTGTTGTTTTAAACCATAGTTCAAAATATCTGTTAGTTTGCATGGTTAAAATCTTTTGTTTTTGTAAATGCGTTTTGTAAAACGAGGTTGAAATTTTTCTATATGGCTTGCTTTATCTAATTCTTTGAAACCAACCACAATAGCATCTGGACCGTCATCATGTGCCTGACTTCCTTTTTCAAATGCCATAAACTGATCTATTGCTTCTATTTGGTCTATGCTGTTCTTTTCATCAATATTCCAAAACACCCATAGGCGTTGAAATACACCTTCTGCACTTTCAATATGGTCATATTTATTACCATATTGTTTTTTGGAAGCAATAACAGGAATGTAATAACCTCGTTCATCTCCTTCACGGTCGTAATCACTTATAAATTCGTCTTGTGCAAACAAGCCGTCTATTTGGTATTTAATATTATGCTCTGCCATTTTCCTTTCCTCGTATTTATCATACATCCAAATGGCTGCTGCCCTGCGTGATGTTTGGCGTAAAAAGGAATGAATAATGTGGTATTCTTTACCTTTTTTACCAATAAGGAATTGCCCTTTAAAATCGCCTTTGTCTTTGTAGCTTAAATCGCCAATAAATATTAAAGCATCGTAGTGCTGCAATGGCAACATGGTTTTCCATTGCATATACTCATGTTTAAATATTTTACCTTCTTGTACGTGCATGTGCATATACTCTCTCATAAAGCTGCGTGGGCGTTTTTGGTATTTTATACGCCAATACTGGGCTGTTGTTTTTTCACTCCAAGTTGGTTCAAAATTTATTAAATCAACAACGGCAGTAACTGTTAGTATTTCATAATCTGTGTTAATACCTTCTGCCTCATCTTTTAAAATAAATTGCTTAAACTCATGTTTTAAGCGGTTGGTAATGCTGTTTTTGTGAAAGTTATTGTTGGAGTAAACAAAACGTTCGCTGCTGTTATCACTTGCATCAAATACGCCAAATACTTCTTCAATAATGTAATCAACGCTATCACTCATTATACGGTCGTTGTTTACATGCTTTCGTGTATCTACATCATCGCAGGTTATATAATCTGGTCGTTGATGCCCCTCTCTTAAACCACGTGGGCTTTGCCCAAAACCTAAAGACATAAATCGCACTCCATCGCTTGTGTAAAAATTGCCTTCTGCCCAATCGCCTTTTTTATACTTGCACCCATAATCATTAATTAGGCGTTGGTTATACATTAACTCTGCCTGTATATCACTTAACAGTTGTTTGGCTTTTGTTTCAGTTTCGCCAATGAGCAGCATAAATAACAATTCACTTTTTGCCAAGTACAGATAAAGCGGTATGCCCATATTGACATGAACGGATTTGCCGCCACTTCTAAAAATTTCGGCAAGCATCTTTATTTTTTTGTTTTTGATTATTCTTTCTGCCAATCGCCTGTGATACTTTGCACATTTTACTTTGGCATAGTGTGGAAAATAATCTTCAAACCATTGTATATAGCTCTTTTCACTTTTGGCAATACGTTTGGTTTTCTCCTGCGGAGTTTCCTTGTTATTAGTACTGGTTGCTTTTGTAATGGCAAGGCAATGCAGGTCATAATCTGCAATTATTTTAAGCCATTTGTTATCCATAAGTATTTACAACATGTATTAAAAACTCTTTATTAAAGGGAAGATTTTGTAAAGCCAGTTTAGGCTCTTTAGTAGCGAGAAAATCATCGTACAATTTTAAAACTGCTGCAACAATGCCAGGATTAATTTTATCGCTGATACCTTCATATACTTTAAACATTTTTGCTAACGCATCTGCATCTATTGTAGATTTTTGACCTTGCACAATCAACATCATTTGTTGTGCAATAAATGTTCGCATTTTTACAGGATTATTGATAGTGTCTTCACGCAATTTATCCCACTTGTATTTTGCACGCCATTTACCAACTGTTTTTTCATCAACCATCAAATGCAGTGCAATAGTTTTATTATCCCAAAACATCTCTACAAAAAACTGTTGTGCTGCTTCTCTTTCCTTAATTTTTTCTTTTGGCATACCTACAAAATTCCTAAGCAGCAAAGCTGCTTGCAACTTATGGTATAAGATTTACACCTCTTAGTGTAACTATTATACTACCGTTTTTTTGCAGTAGATACGTGTTGCAATTTTACATTTCATTTGAAGCAAACACGCAATGGAGTATAAGATAATCAATGCTACAACAGCCGAGTTGAAATTTTACGGATACATAGACACTTGGTATAATGGTGCTGATGATTATACAAGAACATTGGAAGCTCTTTTAAAGCAAGGAATAACAGATGTAAATGTTATGGTGCATTGCTACGGAGGTAATGTTTTTGAGGGGGCAGCTATATGGACTGCCAACAAAACTTCCAAGCTACGCATACACTTTAAAGTAGTGGGCATTGCAGCAAGCATGATGGCGGTTATATTGTTATCAGGTACAAGTGTTGAAGTTAGTAGCATGGCTAAAGTAATGTTTCATGCACCACGAAGCAGTAATGGTGGTACGAGCAAACAACTTTTTCAAGAGGCGAATTTGTTGAAGAAGATGGAAAAAGATTTCATTAACGCCTGGAAGCAAGCTACTGGACAAAGCGATAAAGAAGCACAGCAGCTAATGGATGGAACTGACTATTGGTATGATGCAGATGAGTGTGTGAAATTTGGTATAGCCAAAAGCATAATTCCCGAAACGGCATTTGTTACAGACTTGCAAGGAAAGCCCGATACGGGAACTCCTATTGATAAAGTGTTTGGTACATATACAGCAGCATTCTTAGACAAAACTCAAAAAATGGATAATAACGCAATCATTTCACGTTTTGGTTTGCAAAACGTAACCGCACAAAGCAACGATGCTTCTATTTTAGATGCACTTGCTGCACAACTTACAGCAAAAGATAAACGCATTTCTGCTTTGGAAAAAAGTAATGAGGAGGCACAAACAGCTACCATTGATGCTCTAATTGCCAATAAAGAAAAAGCATTAGGCTTAACGTTTGAGGCAAATCAAAAAGAGCAGTTTCGTGTCGTAGGCAAAGCATCTATTGAAGCTTTACAAACAGTATTAGAAGCCATGAAGCCAAGCCCAAACTTTAAAGATTTTATTACAGGCGAAAACAAAAGCACGCCAGGTATTTTACCAACAACTTTATTACCCAAAAGTATTGATGCAAGCCGCAAAGACTGGACATTAAAAGATTGGGCAGACAAAGATGTTAAAGGTTTGGAATCCATAAGCAACAGTGAAGATGTTGAAATAAAAGCATATTTCAATAAATTATACAAGGCTGAGTATAGCGATTAAGGCAATATTCAATTTTAAAACTCTGCTCCACAGATATAGACTGCCGAATAACCACTAAAAAAAATCGGTAGAATGAAAAAGAAAATCGTTTACAAGCCAATGAATGTATTGGCATCATTGACAGTTATTTTATTTACAATGTGTGCATTGCTTGCATTGGGTGTGAGTAGTAACACAGTATTAATAGCAGGAGTTTTGCTTGCTGTTGTTTCTTTTGTTCCGTTATTTGCTATGCCACAAGGCTCTTTGTTTGAAACCTTTTATAGGCAAGCATGGGAAAAAGAAGCCATTAGTAAATTGCAGGATATAGATAATGGCACTTGGAGACAAGGAATTAGAGATTTAGGACGTTACCTACAAAGTTTAAATGATGGTGAAACTGTTGTAATCAATTTAGCCTACTGGGGTGTAAGCCCTGATGTGTTGGTAAACAACAATAGTTATCCAATAGACATACAAGCATTAAATGGTGATATAGTTGTAGTAACTGTAAATAAGTACCAAACCAAAGCCACACCCATAACAGATGATGAACTGTTTGGTTTGGCATACGATAAAATACGTTTGGTACAGCAAAGTCATCTGGACAAAATTTCTTTAGAAAAGAATGACAGAGCATTGCACAGCGTAGCACCAATGACTAATACCGATAATACCCCCGTATTGCTAACAACTGGTGATATAAAAGAAGGCAGACGTATGCTTCGTTTTGCTGATATTATTTCTTTTAGAAAATCATTGCGTAAACAAAAATATCCTAAAGGAGGTCGCCTGGTATTATGCAACGACCACATTCACGACCTTTTGCTACAGGATGAGAAATTTAAAGACCAATATCAAAACAGTGCAGACGGCACTATTTACAAACGTTGGAATTTTGAAATTTTTGAAGGCTTAGAAAATCCATTTTACAATACAAGTACCAAAACAAAAACAAGTTTTGGAGCTGTACCTGTTGATGGCAGAGACTTTGAGGCAACTGTTTATTTCAATCCGCTTGCTGTAGTACAGGCACAAGGCTTTACAAAAGTATATGCAAGCAAAAGTGAAAACGACCCATTAAACCAACGCAACTTAATAAACTATCGCCACTACGATATAGTAACACCTTACAAGCAAGAAGGCATTGGAGCTATTGTATCTGCACCTGGCAATGAATAGTAGTATTTAAACAACAGTTAAACAATTTTTAAAATCACTTTAAAACAGTGTTATGACAACAGCACAACAGGCAAAAGAAACAGCCAACAAAATAGGTGTAAAGCAAATTTGGGCTAATGATAGCGGCGAATTTTTTACAACCGAAAATAATGCTCTTGTAAGTGTAAATAACAACAGCAGCAAAGTAACCAAGTTTGATTTTGCAACTGATGAAGAAGGAGAACCATCGGTACCGAATGGAGGTTTGCCTGTAAAGTACAAACTAACAGCAGGCGATATTAAAAAATTTCCTGCGTTTAAAGAAGCAGGTTTAAAGGCAGGTGATGATCTGAACTTTAACCCCAAAGATGATATTGCTCCCGAACAGTTAAAACAACTGTTGGGCTTATCGCAACAATAATAACAAACACCACAGATAAGTAGGGCAATGTGGGCTTGCACAGGATGCGTATAAACACCTTAAAACAAGCCCCTTTGCCCGAAAAAGTAAACACAAAAAGTCCTGCCGTTAAATAAAATGGCGGCAGGCATAATAAAAAGGGTAGTCTTTAATTGGAGCGGAGGCAACCAATTCGGGGCTTCTGCAAAGAAGCCTTGAATTTCTTAACTCCAAAAAAATTATATATGGGCATAAAGAAAATACATATTAGCAAAGGTGCAGTAGGTGCAAATGCAACAGCATCGGTAACTTCCACAAGTGCATTACTCTCATTAGGTAAATCTATAGATGGCAAGCTGGATTTTAATGTTGTTTATTCTATTACAAGTTTAAAGCAGGCAGAAATTGACCTGGGCATTACAGCAGATTATGATGTTGATAATGGATTGGTTTTACATCAACATATTGCCGATTTCTATTCATTTAAGGGGAATAAAAATGCGAAGTTGTATATAATGATAGTGGATATAGGAGATGAAACTAATACACCTGCCAATTTGTTGGAAGATGCTAATAGCCAATTTGCCAAATATTTATTGAAAGAAGGTGCAGGTAGCATAAAACAATTAGCCTTTTCATTCAATGTAACCGATGGTTACACAGAAACATTGGTAAATGGCATGAACGCTCACGTATATGCTGCTATTCCTAAAGCAGAATTGCTATACAAATGGGCGGATGAACATGGTTTTCCTTGCAATATATTTTTAGAAGGCAGAGGCATGAGTAGTACAATGTCTGCATGGCAAGATTTGCGTAACATACTTGTTTCAGGAGTTGTGGTAGAGGCAGAACATGTAACTATTGTTGCAGGTCAGGATTATGATTATGCTGAGACACGTTTAGGATTAGTTAAAAAATATGCAGCTGTAGGCAAAGCATTAGGTGCAACAGCTTTAGCAGAAGTAAACCAAAGTGCAGGCGAAGTAGGCATAAACAGTGCCAATAGCCCTTTTAATTTAAGCGATGCCATAAAAGGCACATGGATTACACCTGGTTTGAGCAATCATAAAACCACCTTAGAGGCAGATATATATATGCAAGATATAGATGCCAAAGGTTACATGATGGCATACCAAGAAACAGGAGTAACGGGTTTGCGTTTTAATGGCGACCCAACCTGTACACCTATTAAAGTAGATGAGGAAGGAAAAATAAATCCGCATACTGTTTATTATGGCAGAACATTAGATTATGCCGCTGCCATGTTAAAAGCAAACTTGCTACCATTGTTAAGAGCAAGAGTGAATGTGAACCCCAAAACAGGTAAGCTGCCAACAGCTGTAATTAAAAATATAGAAGCTGATGCTGATACAAAAGTGTTTGGCAAAATGATAAATGCAGGCTTATGCAGCGGCGGCAAAACATTTATAAATCCTGAAAGCCCTGTAATGCCGCCCGATAATAAAGTGCTTGCTTCATTTAAACTTGTGCCTACAAGCATTTTGGGCGAAATACAAGGTACTATTTATTTAACTAAAACAATAAATTCTTAGTTATGGCTTTAAATTCAGGCAATACAACATTTAAAGAGTTTTCGCCAGGCGATGCAACAGTAGCGTTGTTTGGGCAGGAGTGTACTGGTTGGAAAAAAATTGCATACGGAACCAAGCAAAATGCAACTATTAACAAAAGTGGTAATAATAAAGGCACCAGTTACAGTATGGGTGATGAGGAAGATACTTGCACACTGGAACTGTATATGAGTGAAATACGCAAACTGGAAAAGAGGCGTAAAAATGAAACAGGCGAAGCTAATATACGTGGCTTAAAAATACCTGTATCAGTAAACTACTTTAACGATGAGCAAGAGGAAGTAACGGACAATATATTTCTTGTTGTGCTTAGTCAGGGACGTGAAGTTGCAACTGGTGCAGACGGCTTAGCAAAAGAGTTAGAAACACTGTGCTTAGGCATTGAATATGATGCGTAAGCTACTGGTTTTGTCATTTATTATTTAATCAATAAAAATTCCGCTTCATGGAAAAGTTACCAATAAGCATTACACCTGACATGATAGAGCAGGCAAATCAAACACACAAAAAGGTAGAAGCCTTTGAATTATTTGACAGTGAAAATAACAGTTTGGGATTTGCCCTATTTGGCAGACCAAGCAGTAATGTAATAGCAGGCTTTGAACGATATGTGGACAAAGACAGCTTTAAAGCAAGAGGTATTTTAATTAATGGTTCAGTGTGTTTAAAAGAACAAAAAGATATTATTAACAGTTGGGAAAAAAATAGCGAGGAGTATGCAGCTGCTTTTGATGCAGCAAGTAAAATGCTACCTGTTGGCAAAGCAGAAGCAAAAAAAGTATAGAGGCGTTAATTGGCATTAGCATAGATGAGGACAGCGTACCAAACTATGTAGATGATATTAACGCCTGCATCTGCCACTTTCTGCACATTCCTTTTCCTGAAGAATTAGAAGAGGATATATGGTGGTTGAAAGCAGAACAATGGTGGCGACTGAACCAAGAAAAATTATTACCTGTAAAAGTAGAATATAAAAAAAATAATGGCAGAAAAAGTGTATGATTTGGGCGGCAGGTTTAATAATGGCTTTGGTTTCATTACCGCCAACACAGGAGAAAGCCTACAGGATACAGGCTTTGAAGATAGCCTTACAGGTGCTACTATACAGGTAAAAGACGGCAGAAGCTCTTATGAAGAATTTACACTAACTCGTTCTGATAACAGCAATATATCGCTAACATTTGGGTATAGTGGTTTATTTAATTATGAAGATAGTGTATTTGCACCTCCTGCAATGGTAAGCTTTAAAAGAAGCAAACGAATTGATGAAACGATTGTAAGTGAACATGACCAAAACGATGTTGAAGTAGCCACAGGGCAGGTTGTAGAAAACTATGGCAAAATGCCCGTTGAGTTTAGCATACAGGGATTGCTGATAGATATGGTTCATCATCAATATCCGAGTGAAAAAGTAAGACAGTTGGTTGAGCTATTTGAATATGATGGTATTTGGGATGTTAGTGGTCAGATTTTCAGAGACCAAAAAATAAGAAGTCTTTATATAAAAGATATGGAAGACGGACCAGTGCAAGGTTATATGGATACTTGGAAATTTAGTTTGCAATGTAGAAGTATGAAGCCTGTTGAATGGGGCTTAAAAAACAAACAGTAACAATAATGAAAGCAATCATCACTTTATTATTCGCAGCCATGAGTTATTTTAATATGTATGCCAATATTACTATTGGCGAGTATGAATTTTTGCACCCCAACAGCTTTGAAATAACGCAAAGTGTGGAGCAAATAAGCGACAGTGCCAAAATAGTGTTAGCAAGGAATTATAAAGAAATAGCCAATAAAAAAATATTAGATGTTATTGCAGCAGGAATGCCTGTAACAATAAGCACAGGATATAATGGCAATTTGCAGCAGGAATTTACAGGCTTTATAAAGCCAGGCATTGGTACCGAATTTCCTGTAGAGTTGGAATGTGATGCACTTTACTTTTTAAGGCAAAACAATTTTAATATTTCCGAAAGGCAAATCACTTTAAAGAAGTTATTAGAACGCATTGCTCCTGGTTATATTATAGAAACGTTGGATACTAATTTAGGCAAAGTACATTTCAGCAATCGCAGCACCTTTCAAATTTTAGAGCAACTAAAAAAAGATTGGGGCTTTTATTCACGCATAAACGGCAATATTCTACATGTTGGTTTTGCATTTGACTATCGCCCATCATTCACTAAAACGCATGATTATACTATTGGGGAAAATGTTAGAGATAGCAAGAAGCTAAAGTTTAGTACAGACATTGATTATAATACTGAAGTAAAGATAATACTACGCAAACCCAATGGTAAAAAAGAAGAGATTGTTTGGGGTATGCGAAACATAAACGGAACAATGAAGCCTGTACGCATTGGCGACAAGGAAGATAAAAGCAGAGAGAAAGGTGCTGCAAGTGTAAAGAGCTATGATGTAAGCCACATAGACACTAAAGAAGCCGAACGTATTGCAAAGGCACAATTACAAAAAATAATTTATTCTGGTTATAGTGGCAGCATTAGTGGTTTTTGCGAACCAAGAACTAATGCAGGCGACAACCTTAGAATAATTAACAGAGCCAAACCTGATAGAGAGGGAACTTATTTGATTGAAAAAGTGAAACTCTCCTATGATGAGGCGAAGATAGAACGAGAAAATTTTATAAGTTACAAAGTAGCGTAAATGAATGGCATTAGAAGACTTATTTGCAAAGGTTATTGCCGTACATGCCAAAACAACAGCTGTGTATGGGCATATAATTGGTACAGCAGTAAATGTAACCGAACATTTATGTGATGTAACCATTGAAGGCGAAGCTCCACTGCTTGATGTAAGACTGAATGCTATTGAACCAGATGAGGAACTGACAAGTTTTATAACAGTAAAGCCTAAGGAAAACAGCCTTGTTGTTGTTGGCTTTATTGAAGATGATAAGAAGCAGGCATTGATTGTACAATGCACTGAAATAGCAGAAGTAGTTGTAAAGATAAATTCAACCGAATTTAAAATTACAACAGAGGGCTATCAGATTAAAAAAGGGGCTGACAGCCTAAAGCAAGTAATACAACTACTTGCCGAAAGTCAGCAACAAATTTTCGTTTTGTATGGCAATAATCCAAACTATATGAAAATTCAACAATCGCTTAGTAAACTAAATAATATACTAATATGAAAAAGTTAATCGCAATCGTAGCAGCAGTAGCAGCATTATTTATTTCTGCAAACAATGTAAATGCACAAAAAGGAAAACCAACTGTAATTACCAAAGTTGGCGATACATTAAAATCAGGAAAAGATACTGTTTACATTACTATTATCAACGCACTTGACAAACTTAAGAGTGTTGAAATAAACATAAGTAAAGTAAGCGGCACAGTAGCAGGCTCTGCTGTTTTGCAACGCAGCAATGGTAGCAATGTATGGTACACCTTCTCTGATACGCTAACGTTAAGTGATATTGCCTTACAAGGAAAATTTTGGACAGTAAGCCCCAATATAGCAGCAAGCATTAGAGTAAGAATTATACGCAGCAACGGCGTTGGAGTTCCAACAATTCATTACCTAAGAAGGGAGGAAGAGTAATGGCAATGAACAAAGATTTGCTTGGTGTTGACCTGTACAACATTCGGCAAATGTTCAGCAATAAAACAATGGACGAATTGATTGATGAATACGGAACTCTTGAAAATATACGCATAGAAGCCTGTAAGAAAGAGGCTGAAGTAATTATCAATCATCTAAAAAATAATGTTGTTGTAAGCGTAAATGTAAACGTAACAACTACAGGTACAGCAAGCAATCATACAGGCACAGGAACAGGAACAGGAATAATACAGTAATTATGAGAACAGATTTATTGTTGGATGATGACTTTGATTTAAAAGAAGATACTGAAACGTTTGACTTTGTTGATGACGTAGCAGACGATCAGCATATAATGCTGCTGCTAATGTATGAGAAAGGTGAGAATAGAGAACACCCATTTGCAGGTTTTGGTATGAAAACGAGATTGAGAAGCCGTGTAGATATACAAAAATATTTGCGTGATATGGAAGTTGAGTTAAGTGTGGACGGCTATCAAAATGCAAAAGTTTTATTAGATAAAAATTTAGTTCCTTTTAAAGTTTTAATATAATGGTACCTTTTATAAGTGCAGGGCATTACCTAAAAGATACAGGAGCAGTATCGGGTAATTTAAAAGAAAACGAAAAAACCATTGAGTTTAAAAACTTGATTTTACCTGAGTTAAATAAACTGTACGGTTCTAACGGTAAAGTAGTAGTTGATAATGATGCTGAAACTTTAAGCCAGTATTTAGGACGAATTAAGCCTGGTACTGGTTCTGTTATTTGTGAATTTCATTTTGATGCTGCAAGCTCTGCTACTGCAACAGGCAGTACAGCTATTATAGGTGATGATGCAGACCGATTAGATAAAGCCTTTGCTAAGGAATTGGTTGATACAACATCAAACTTGTTATCAATAAAAAACAGAGGCATAATAACAGAAAGCCAAAGCCATAGAGGAAAACTTGGATTGATGCGAAAAGTTGGTATTGTGTCCTTGCTTGAAATCTGTTTTTTAACCAACCCAAACGACATGGCGGCGTATGAAAAATATAAATATTGTTTAGCCAAAGAGTTAGCAACCATCATAAAAAAGTATGATGATATTATTCCTTAAAAAATCAAATAAAAAATAATTATGAAACTATTTTCCATTGCCTATATAAGTCTGTTGTTTTTAAAAATAACATTCATGCCAAATATAAACCTACTTATATGGGTTGCTGTTGCTGTAGCTATTGATTTAGTAACAGGAGTTGCAAAATCTGCATTTCATAATATAAAGCCTACAAGTGGTGGCTTTAAAAGAACTATTGTAAAGGCGTTGCAATATGCAGGATTAATTGTTGCAGGTATTGTAATTGGTAATACGACCAATGAAAATAACGAGTTGGTACAATGGATAAATGATGGCATGTTGCTATTTCTTATCTATATAGAAGTTTATAGTATTATAGAAAATCTAAGGGACTTAAACCCAGAAAGTAAAATAGCAAAGATGATTTTTGTGCCGTTATTATCAATTTTAACAGTTGGAATTGATAAATTAAGCCTGCTAAAAAAAACAGAAAAGCCAAATGATGCTTTAGAAAAAAATACAATTCTCATCATCGCTGTTATATCTGCAACAGCTTTGCTTTCATCTTGTACTGTAGTTAAGCCTGGTAACGATACAATCTATACAAAAACAGACAGTACACAGGTAGTGTATAAGCCTATAATTGTTCCTGTAAAAGGTGCAACCGTTTATAATCATATAGATTATGACAGCTTGTATAAGGCATGGTTAAAAACAATCCCTGAAAATCAGAAAGTAAATATTGACAGCCTTTTTAATGAGTTTAAAAAAAGTTTAAAAAAAGATACTGTTCGCACTACAGACCCATTCACAAAAGCTGAATTAAAATATTGGTTTGACGAACATGGAAAACTGCAAATACAATGCACAGCAAAAGACAGAGAACTACAATTGATGCAGGCAGAAATAACCAAATTAACAACTGAAAAAAGTAAACAAACAACAACAGTTGTTCAATATAAAATGGCATGGTGGGGATGGATATGTGTAGGTTGGGCTTTGATACTGACAGTGCTTGTTATTGCTGCCATTATATATCGTGCTAAAATATAAATGGGATGATAGTAGAGCAAGGACAATGTTTAGTAGATATGGCAATACAACACAATGGCAATGCTCTTGCCATTTTTGACATTGCTCTAATCAACGGCATTAGCCTAACTGAAGATATAGTACCTGGACAGGAATTAAAAGAAACTGCTGTATTGGATAACAGAATAAAAAATTATTTCAGCAAAATAACGCCTGCAAGAGGCAGTGATATAGATACATTGGAACAACAAGGCATTGGCTATTGGTACATTGGTTTAGATTTTATAATAAGTTAAATATGGCAGCACGCCCATTATCATATTATCAAGAGTTAATAATAAGCAAATACGTTGCAGAACGTGAGGCAAGAGGATTGCCTGTAGATAATCCTGCAAATTGGAGTATGTTTAGTATTAAAAAGCTATGGGTTTATGTCATTGCTTTTTTGGCACATACGTTGGATAATATTTTAGGCGTACATTTTACAGAAACGCAGTACAACCTTTCTCTTCTAAAACCTACAAGCCGCCAATGGTATGCCAATCTTATTAAAAACTTTCAATTAGGGTTTCCATTAATAACTGATACACATCATTTTAATAACACAGGCTATACTCCTTCCGAAATTGAAGCAAGCAAAGTAATAAAATACGTTGCTGTAATAAAGCAAATAAACTTGTATGGCAGGGTTCAATTAAGGCTAAAAATAGCAGGTAGCAACGGTAATGATTTGCAACAAATTGATAGTACAGTGGTTGATGCGTTAACAACTTACTTAGATACAGTAGGAGCACCTGCTGGCGATAACTACATAGTAGAAGGAAAGAATTATGATAAGCTAAAAATGAAGTGGATTATTTATTACGACCCCCTCATACTTGATGCACAAGGTGCAAGGCTTGACGGCTCTTCTACATCGCCTGTACGTGATGCTATAAAAAACTTTTTAAAAGATGTTTCAAATGGTGGTGGTATGCCTTTTAGCGGAACGTATGTATTACAATATCACATTGATGCAGTGCAGCAAGTACAGGGTGTTATAATACCTGAAATAGTAGAGTGTTCTGCACAGTTTGGCTTACTTCCTTTTAGTGCTATAAATACAAAATATGATCCTGATGCAGGTTGGCTAAGATTTGATGTAGAAGATGATTTAGAAATTGAATACATAGCACAACAAAGTTTGCAATGATTGTAGAAAAAATATATACGGTTAATTGGAAAAAACTGGCACAACAGTTAGTAAAAGGTTTATTGTTAAAGCCTAAGCAAACTGCATGGCTCTATGCTCTAATAGCCCCTGTTGAGTTGCTGCATAGCGATTTTGTTTTGTTTAGAAAGCATATAAAATACAGGTTAGGAATTACGCCACAAGTGGTGTATTTAGAAAAGTTATTGAATGACAGATTTGATTATACTGATAGAAGAATAACAATTGTAAAAGTGTTAGAGTATGCAGCTTTGCCACTTTACACTAAAAATGAAAACAAGCCTGTTAAATTCTACAGAAAAAGCGAAAACGAACCTGTTGTTATTTATACAAAAGAAGAAACCGCACAATTTACTGTTGATTTTGTTATAAAAATCCCTGTTTTTGTGCAATTTGATTTACACGAATTAATGACATATATAGCTGATGATGTATTACCAAGTAAAACATATAAAGTACAAATAGTTTAAAATGTATAATAGTATCGACTTTACCAAAATTGGTGGATTATGGCTTACTCAAAATACGTTTGAGTATATGCAAGCAGGTATTTCAAATGTGCTTGATGCCATTGCCCAGCTTGTGGGGCATAAAGCTGTTTTAAATGGCGTACAAGTAGTTGGTGGAAATGTTACCAATGGTTGGATAAGTTATAACGGAATGATACTGCCTTTTGTTGGTGGTACAAAAACTGACCATATAGACATAGAAACTATTATAACCGATGAGCAATTTGATGACGGAAATTTAAAGCCTACTTACACTACCAAACGCTTAATAATGGTAAGCGTTGCAACAGGTACAAGTTTTCCATTTGCACAATTAATTTATGCTTCTAAAATAAAAGACATTTACCTCCCAGGCGATATTAAAGAACTTGCTTGCGATGCGGCTTATATTACTGCCAATTTTGATAACACTGGTTTAGGCATTAACCTACGACAAGGATGGGCTATTTGCAATGGCAATAATGGCACTATTAATAAAAAAGGAAGGGTAAGTGTAATGTTGGATGCCGACCAAACAGAGTTTGACACCATGGGCAAAACTGGTGGTGCAAAAACTCATACACTTACAGAGCCACAACTACCTGTAATTACACCACAAATAAGAGGTGGGCAAAATGGTAGTGCAAGTGGAGGAAGTTGGGATAATG